ACTTACTGACACTCTATTGCCGTCTTTAGTACAAACAGGTGTTAGTGAATTAGCCGGGGGAGTAGAAAAAGCCACTAGAGGAATAAGGAGTGCAATATTATGGTAGAAGCGATACAAAAATTTAAAAACTTAACCGGGTATAATATACAGGGCTTTTTTGAGGACTTTGTGCTCTTCTGTAACAATTATTATCCGCTTTTGGTTGCTTATTATACTGGGCAATCAGATGTGTCGGTAAACGACAGCTTTGGACGCCTTGATAATTTAATGCAGCAAGCACGGGAAATTGAGCCTTTGTTTACGCTGAAAGCCAATGGGCTAACCGGAATGAGTAGTTGGGAATTGTTGGATACATTTACAGAATGTCAAACCAAGTTATGGACTATTAATAATTCGTCACGGTGGTTGCGTTCTGCTATAATCGGGCGGTATGGTTCTAACATAGCTCTTGACAGGGTGCTAAAGACACGTGAGAACTTTGAAATAGTGGCTAACGAGTTGGGCATAACCGACCCTCAAAATGCGTGGTTTGATATTGCAAAGAACAACTTTGTTGAGGAAGAGGACTATGATGCAAACAGTGCCGGGGGCATGTTTAAAATCAATATACGTCAGTCGGGTAATTTTGACATCCCTAATGTAGTAGACAATTTGAGTTCCGAAAAAATATTGGGGCGTGATATGGATGCAGACTTTAGGTTTGAAAATAATGATGTCGCAACCGTGGATTATGAATTGGCAGTTAAGCAGGCATTTAATACGATATTAAATTGCGTTAAGGGTTCTGTCCCAGAATTTATTGATTACGGTATTCCAAACGATATACCGGGTTCAAGTGTCAATGCGGTACAATATCCGACACTATTTAAACATATCATGAATATGTTTCAGCGAGATGCACGATGGGTACAGGTTAATTTGTTGGATGTGTACCAAGAGAGTGACTGTATATACATGAAGATAAGTGCGAAGACTGTTACGAATAACTATTTAGAAACAAATATACAGATATGATAACAAAAGTGAACAATACAATCTCTTTCCTAAAAAATCTTTGGGTAGAGGTTTTCCTTAACAAAACGGATAAGGTGACAGATATTACCGATAATTCCGTTCTAAATGGTGTGGCGTATGCGAATGCAAAGGTTGCGCAAAAGGCACTTAAAGACATAGCCATCGTAGAAGCTCAAATTTTCCCCGAAGAAGCAGCCGGGGACTACCTTGACAGGGCGGCAGCGTTATTCGGTGTAACGCCACGCAAAGGAGCTTTAGGCTCGTCTACTTATATACGGGTATATGCTGAACCCGGTACAGTGTACACGGCAGGAACAAACACGTTTGTTTCCAACGATGGTGTTCGGTTCCAAATTGAGGAAACCCTAACTGTTGGTGATACTGGTTATGGCTATGTAAAAGTAAGAAGCGAAAGTGTGGGGGCATTTACCAACGTTGACGCAAACAGTATCGTAACATTAACGCCAATTCCGCAGGGACACTACGAATGCACGAATGAGTATTACGCAGTAGGTGGGCGTGATGAAGAAAGCGATGAAATGTTTAGACGTCGCATTCTTAATCATCAAAATGTGTATGCAACAGCCACGATTGAGAAGTTTACACAAATATTCCAAAATTTGGACAGCCGGGTCTTGAAGATTATGTATGTGGGTATTATGGAAGATAGTTTTTTGCATATTCAAATAGCCACACAAAACGGGCAGGATTTAACGGCTGCTGAATTGAATACCTTGCTTGAGGGGGCGACACCTTATTTTGGTTTAGGCGACATGATAGTAAATGGCAACTTGATGGGAATTAAGTTGGAGAATGCAACATGGTACGAAGTGGGCGGCGAAGATGGTGTTGATTTTAGATGTGAGTTAGAAGCCGAGTTTACAAATGATGTTGCAACTGTACGCAAGAATATACAGGTAGGGTTGACCAAATATTTGGACTTCCGCTATTGGGAACCGGGGCAGAAAGTTGAATGGGATAATTTGCTTGACATTGTGAAACAAGCCGAGGGGGTTCGCTATGTGGCTTCCGAGTGGTTTAAACCAAATGTGGATGAGCCCGTGGCAAACTATATGCTTCCACGCATTAAGAAATTTGTGATGCGTGACCTAGAGGGTAACGTGATGACAGATGAGCTAGGGGAGACCCAGTTATATAATGACCTTGCACCTGTGTTCTACCCCGCTGGACAAAGCTAATTATAGAATAAAAATTTAGCTGTATTTTTACGGTGTAAATAAAAAGTTGTACAATGGAAGCGGAAGTAAGGAATTTCAATTTACAATGGGTGGCAGGTGTGGCATCAGCTCTATGGGGAGCATTTGCACCGATACAAGATATGTTGATAGGTGTGTTCATATTTATTGCAGTTGATTTTATTGTTGGCTGTATAGCGAGTTATAAACGGGCTAAACGAAGAAAGGTACGGTGGTATTTTGAAAGTGCGAAAGCATGGAACACGATTTACAAATTGGCGTTCTCCCTAATTGCTGTATCGTTATCGTATTATTTGGACACAAAAATATTTGACTTTGTTGACCTGAAATTGCCTAACATGGTGGCAGGGTTTGTTTGTGGAACAGAGTTTTGGAGTTTCTTAGAAAATGCAGGTGACATTAGTGAACACCCGGTTTTCAAGGCAATTCGTAAAATTACGAAGAGAAAGATAAACCGGATTATTGAAGGCGATGATGTTTACCCGGTAGACTTACAGGGTGAAGAACCGCAACAAAATCAGGAAGAAAATAACCAATAAAGAAAGGAGAGCTTTATGGAATTAATATTGAATAGTACCCAATTTACCCCGACAGCAACGATGGGGGAATTGTTTTGCAACGGGCTGAAGATAGCTGATACACTGGAAGACACCTTTAGAGTGTTACCCGCTGCATGTCCTAATACTCCGAAAGGAAAGTCTTGTGCTTGTAAAGAAAAAGTATATGGCAAAACGTGTATCCCCGCCGGGCGGTATAAGGTAATTTGGCGGCATTCACCTAAATTTAATAACTATTATCCAGCATTGGAAAACGTACCCCACTTTTTGGGCATATTAATCCATGCAGGCGGTAATGTAGACCACACTGACGGCTGCATATTGACAGGTGATAAAGTGCCGGGTAAAGAACAACTGACGAACCAGTTTAACGTCACTAATAAGGTCAAAGCACTTGTAAAGAAAGCATGGGACGCTAAGGAAGAAATTTGGATAACTGTAAACCGAAAGTAACATGTGGAAATTCTTACTTAAAAATTGGCAATATGTGTTGATAGGTGTGTTGCTGCTAGGCGTCTATATAGCGTCTAAGCAGGCAATAACCAACCGACAAAAATACCAACGTGAAAAGAGTAACGTGGAAAGCCTTATGACCGACATAGAACACGCCCGCACTAAAGCGGGCGAAGATGTTGCTACGATTGGGGAATTACAGTTGACAGTTGACGAATTTAAGAAGTTGCGGGCTGAAGACGCTAAATTGATTAAAGAGCTAAAGATTAAAGCTAGTGAGGTTAAGGAAGTTGTTAAAACAGTGGTAAAAACTCACATAGAATATAAAGATACAATTATTGAGGTAGCGCCGAACCAATTTGTATGGAATAAGGATACAACATGGTGGAGCGTTCACCAAAAGATAAATTTTACAGTAAAACCCCCGCAGGTAGATTTTAAATTGGCGAGCCGGGATAGCCTTACTCATGTTCTGTATAAAGTACCAAAGTTCAAGTTTCTTTGGTGGCATTTTGGAACAAAAGGTTATAAGATAAAAGTGATTAGCCACAATCCACAATCAGAAATAGCGTACAGTGAGTGGATAAATGTGAGCAAAGATAATAAAAAGCGAAAAAGAGATTAACATGGCAAAGTTAATACAAAAGGACTTTAGAGGTGTCGGCAAGGGGATGGAAATAATTACTTCCATTCCTCCGGCTGGGTTACTGGCGGTGTTACGGACTGCTCGTTTGGGTGGGCGTAACATGTTTCGGTATTCCACCGATAGTGGTGAAACCTTTACGGAATGGAAATGGCTGGATGAAACCGAAGGCGACAAATTAGGCAAACTTACAGACAGGGTGGATTTAGTGCTTGATTTGGTTAATCGTCCGTGCCAGAATAAAGCAGTGTACAGTATTATCAGTCCCTACGATACCCCGGCATCTTCTATATTTTACGACAGGTCAATTTTTAAGACGTTTTTTGAAAGTAACGACCCTCGTGTGTTGGCATGGGCGCTCAATGTGCTGGAAAAATTGTTTGAGCCAAATGTTGTGCCCCTGTATATAAGCCGTAACAACGAGGATGATTACAATGCGTTTTTCTTGTCAGCTACACAACTCTTTGCCTTTATGGTGATTTACGCCCGACAATTTAGGACAATAGAAAGTAGTGATATACTGCTTAAAAAGTTCTTAGAGGGGTGGGGTATTGTGTATGAGAATATTGACACGCTGGAACAAAGAGATTTCCTATTCCGTAACTGGATAAACCAGTTTAACGAACGGGGAACATACGATATTGCAGCCAAAGAAGAGCTGAACCCCGATGGGACTATTAAACGTCTTAACGGTGAGTTTCGGCGGTTGGTAGGTTACACTAAGCCAAACGAATTTATCTTTGGCGTGTTAGCCTCACGGGACATGGGTTGGTGTCTGGGGTATTCTTCCCCTACATGGTACGGCACGGAAACAGTAAATGCGGTGTCTAAAGGCTTTGATTTTGGGGCTGTTTATAGTGTGCCGGAACTAGGTGTTGGGCAACTGGAAGACTACCCTGTAATCGGCTCTTTGACACGCACAACGGTGGATGGCATAAATGTATTCCAACCAACAGGGACAGGACGTGTGGGCATTAGTACTGAAACCGACCAAAGTAAAGCGATAGAGGTGTACCCCGGTTTGGACTACGAAATTAATGTTTGGGTACGAGCAACCGCCGCCGGAGCGCAAAATATAGAGTTCGGGGTGAACTGTTACGATGGCAACATGCAGCTCATTAAACAGGTGCGCATCACTGATTTTCAGGAAACTAATAGTTTCTTTACTGGCGACCGTTACCAATCACCCTGTAAAGTGCCGGGGCACTTTTATAAATTGACAGGCATTATTTATAATGTGCTTGCAGAACGTGCCGAGGATTTATATTTGAATTTTGAAAATGGGCGACCATTGCGTTTCATGGGTGATGTGAAATATATGTCACCGTACATTGTGCAGAACAGGGATGGGGCGGTAGCCGATATTTTGATTGGTGGCATCACCCTTAAACCTTTGTACCTGCATATAGAATATGAGCTTATTGAAAACCGCCAATCAACTATTACGTTACCCTATCCGGCACAAGAATATTCCTTTACAAAAGAGGGCAAATTTACCGTGCTCCGGGCTTCCCCAACTTCACAGGGGTATTTAGGACAACCGCATGTAATTGCGATATTTGCGCAAATTAGGTCAGCCCGTACCAAACAAGATATAGAAGAGTTTGCTAACAGGTATTTAATGAGCTACAAAAATACCGTGGCTTATACGTGGCTTGACTGGGTAGTTCGTACTTCCTACTTCTTAACGTTCTACGTGAAAAAAGAGGTGGATAACAGCCCGATAGAGGGGGCGGTTGTTACATTAAGCAATGGAGCAACAGCTAATACTGACGCAGATGGTTATGTACGTTTTGAAATACAGGCAGACACCGAAGTGGATTGGCAGGTTAGCGCACGAGGAGCGACAGAAAGCGGGCACGCCGTTATGACTAAAGACGTGACGGTTAATGTAGTATTGAATGTACCGCTTGAAGTAACGATTGACATTGTAGAACCGGGATGGGGAACTGTACAGGTTGACGGAAGCAAGTTGCCGAATACCATGATTACTTTGACAGCAACCCCGGCAACCGGATACGTATTTATGAGGTATGTTGTAAGCCCGGGAGCAACCGAAATTACAACGAACCCCGCTGAATATTGGTTAGGTACAGAAGACATAACTGTACAGGCGATATTTGAGCGTGCAGGTGAGTTGACATTTAGCCCGGCTATTATTGAAATACCTGTTGACGGTGGAACTGGTACAGTTACCGCAACGTCTACTAAGCATTGGCAGTTAGACGCATTGCCTGAAGACTGGGCAACAGTGACACCAACCGAGGGCAACGCAGGAGATACAGAAATTACAATAAAAATAGAATAAGATGAGTACAATAAACATCCACAGGGGCACATTCTTGGAAAAAGAAGAACTTACAAGAATGATAGGCTTTTTGAACGCCAACCCGATTGGGACGGCTATGATTGCGGCTTCTATATCTTATGGCATTGTAAGTGCCGGGGGCAACCCCGGCATTCCGTTTGCCGTAACAGTATCAAGCCAGTTGGGAACGATTAACATGACGGGCGGTTATATAATCGATTCGGCATTGAAATCGTACCATGTTGAAGACCAAGTGAATTTAACTGTACCCTCTGACGGTGGGTGGTATTGGTTAAAGGTAGGCGCAAAATCCAGAAATTATGAGTTGGGCTATGTGCAAATTGATGCGTCGGGTAACGTGTCAGGCTCTGTAAATTTTGAGGGGCTAGTACGTGGGCAAAGCTCCGGTGTCCCTACTTGTGTACGCTTTGTGAAAGACGACGGAAGCCAACCGCTTAACAACCAAGTTTATCAGGTAGTTAACATTATCAATTCTAATAGTATTGTGCTTTCAAGTGGGTATCCATTCCAAGCCGAGGTACAATTACGGGTGATAATTTTGGGTAGTATCCCAATGGGCGGACGTTTTACTGACGAACAACTTGAGGGGCTTTACACCTTTGACGGAAACGAGTTGACCTTTGTGCGGGAAACTGTAACCAACACAGCACCCTCTAAAGATGTGAATGAATATTTTATTGCCCGTGTAAGGAACCAAAATGGTATCGTTACCGTAGAAGACAAACGAACCGAATTTTGGCAGATTGCCGCAGGTGGTGGCGGTGGTGAAGTACCGGGTGAGGATTATGAAAACTTCCAAGTTGAAAAATAATTATGAACCTGTATTATACGACAACAACGGGTTATGACCAAGAGCAGCCAAATCCTGACAGGTCTTTAGGGGGTTACAAATCCTCTACCCGTGTAGTAAATGACGATTTCAACAATATATTTGATGAAATTTCGATTATGACGATACGTAGCGGTCGTGATGAATACCGAGCTATCGTTGTAAAAAACGAGTACACCACACGAATTGATAATTTGCAGGTGAGGATTACTGCACCGGAAGACGCAATTTGTACCTACAAATTAGCGGTAGGGGAGATGAACATTATGGACAAGTACCGCCGCACATTGATGGAAAATGTGGCGACTATTAATAACAAGCCATTTCACGCCACGTTTGTAGATATGTCACAGCCGGACGCAGTGCTGCAAATGGGTTCGTTGGAGCCGGGGCAAGAAATTGGTTTATGGATTTGCCGCCATATAGACCAAGATGAAGCCCGGTTGCAATACGAAACGGTATGTGAGCCAGACCCTAAAGACCCGCAAGGCAGAATTTATCGTGAGGTTACTCACCCGACCGTAGAAAGTGTTAATGTGGATTTTAGTTGGACGTAAATACCATATTACCGAAATTAAAGATGATTTAGAATGTTATACAGTTATGATGACACATTAAAGATAATATTGCGAATATACGAATATTTGCAACTACGCCAAAAGGCACAACCGAGGACGTTAAAGATGTATGATAAGAAACATCGGGCTTCGGTTGTGTCCTTTATGGCTAAACTACCACCAAGCGCAGGAGCAGATTTTATTTGGGAGTTCTTGCTATTTCAGTTTTATACTTATTCACGGCAAGACCAAGAGTTAAGACCGATGCCGAATTGGTTTATGGGTGATGAAGCGTGGCGGCGGTGGCGTGAGTATGATGAGGGTATGAAATGGCACGCCCAACAATGGGCGGCTGAAAAGAAGCTGGAAAACCCTGTTAAGGCTAAAACATACAAGCCAGTTCCAGAGGATACATTACGTAAAGAAAGATACCGAATGTCACGTATATCCGGTCCGAACTTTTGCGGGGCAAAATATGGTGACAACCCCTATAATCCAAAAGATGCCATGTGTGTAACATGTCCCTTTGAGAAAGATTGTGCGGTGTTGTATGGGGAAAAGGATGGCGACGGTAGAAACTTATACCAAACGTTACAAGATATACCAGTAGAGCAAGAGGAGATGGATTATTTGTTGTCTAACCGGGTGCGCACTCGTGCCACCATAACAGTGAAACCAAAATATGGGAATGCCGAAGATGAATAAGTTTTACACGTGTACGGATTGCGGGCAAATTAAGTACATAGTGAACCGCACGAAGATACTGTGTGATGATTGCAATTTTAAGCGATTACACGATGGCAAGAGCCGTGCCGAGGTAACACTAGCGAAAGCCAAAGAAAGTGCCGCTAAGAAGCCCAAAAGAGTGTCTACACCCCGAAAAAGTAAGCCAACAGGCGAGCGGGAACTGTTTGCTGAAATATGGGCGGAGCGCCCACATGTTTGCACACATTGCGGAAAGGAACTACCCGAACCAATGTTGTCCTTCTATTTTAGCCACATAAAATCTAAAGGGGCTTTCCCAGAACTCCGGCTGGAAAAGAGTAATATAGAATTAACCTGTATTGATTGCCATCGGGAATACGAATTTGGCAGCAGGCAAAATAATAAGTAACTTTGTAAACAAATGGAAGAAAGAACTGTTGAATTGCTTATTCGGCTGTCCACTATATTTGGCGAAAAGCAGTTGGAAAAGCATTTATTGAAATGGTACGAAAATGAAACTGATACAGAAGATTTGTGGGAAAGGGTTGACACCTTTTTAAACAAGCTAGAAGAGAAGTTTCAATCACGCATTTTTGAATTTAGGGACAGAACCCAACAAATTATATTAAGAGGTCTGATATTACAATGGCGACCAGATTTTACGCTAGAGGGCGAGCCAATGATTGTAATTAACGACTTCCGGTTGGGGTTGCAAGGTAAAGATAACCCGGTTGTGAACCTTGAATTGGTTTATGACGATTTAGAAGTGCGGGATGAGGATTTGGAAAAATTAACTTTGTTGAAGAAATAAAAGAAGATTATGAACAGCACGATTAGATACGTGGTTGTAGCGGATACCGAAACCGGTGGTCTGCCAAGTAAGGGCGGTAAAGGCAAGCCCGAAAAGAAAGCCTTTAGTGACATCGCATTGTGCGAAATTGCGCTTGTGGCGGTTGACCTATGGGAAATGAAAATAGTAGAGGAATACGATACTATTATCGCCCCTTATGCACCGGGGCTTGAATACAGTGCAGGGGCGGAAGCCGTGCATGGTTTGTCTGTTCCTCACCTAACTGCAAACGGGGTGGATGTGAAAGAAGCATATAACGCCACCAAAGACTTCCTAAAACGATATACAAACAAGAAGATAGGGGCTATATTAGCCGGGCACAACTTCCAGTTATTTGATATACCCTTTTTTGAGGGTTTGTTTGAGTTTTGTGGAGACGACTTATGGAACTATGTTAAGTTTGTAGAAGATACTATGAAAATGGCATGGTACAGAAGTGTTGAACAAGAGAATTACAAACTGGGCACATGTTGCCGTCTGGCAGGTGTGGAGCTTGTGGATGCTCACCGTGCTTTGCACGATACCCGTGCGAATGCGCTATTGTTCATTAAGTATATTCAAAGTTTGCGTGGTGCAGGTGGGACAGCGACAGTACAGACGCAGCAAAGAAAGAGTAGATTTAGGGAAACTTTCCAATTAGTATAGAAATGATTAGGTTTAACGAAGATAACAAACTATCGTTCAAGCAGCTTGACACCGTACTCGCAACGGCGACCAATATTATCAATAGTTTGCCGCCCGTGGCGTTGAACCAGTTGATGAACGCCTATGAGGAAGATGTGGATGCACTGTTGAATGAAATATTTGTGCAGACAAATAACGTGTTGTCGTTGAACACTACTTTAGAAACGGAACGTTTAAACTATATAGACCAGTTAGAGGAAAGCATGGATGAAGTTTTAAAGGTGCAGTCATACAACTACTTTAAAACCACTATGCTTCCCAATTTCCGGCAGGGTTGGCGAAATTTGGAGTGGGGAAACATGATACAGTTATACCCGAATAGTGCCTACCTTGCAGCCCGTTCACATGGTAAATGTTTTGCAGCAGGCACACCCGTATTGATGGCGGACTGGACTGTTAAGAATATTGAGGACATTTACCCCGGTGATGAAGTGATGGGTATTGACTACACACCCCGCAAAGTATTAACCCGGCATATCGGCAGTAGTAAGATGTACACCGTGCACCAAGAAAACGGTATTGATTATACCGTTAACCCGGAGCACGTGCTTTGTCTATGGGATACGAAGCATAAAAGGTATGTAGAAATACCGATGAAGAATTTTATTGCCTATACCAAGCGTAAAAGAGATAGATTTAGGGGGTACAGGGTATTCTCCTACGATACGCCGATTTTTGAAAAAGGCAGTGTGTGGGTGGAAGAAGCCGGGGTATCGGCGTACTATGGTTTTATGTGTGATGGTGACCACCTTTTCCAATTAGAGGATGGAACGGTAGTGCATAATTCATACGAGTTTTGCATGGCGTTCCCCTTGTGGCGTTTGTACAGTTACAAGCGTCCAACCTTTATGCGACCGGACACCCCTGACAATAAGAACCGACAGGAAACCTGTATTATTACCAATACCGAAAAACTGGGTAAGGAGCACATTGATAAAGTAGTAGAAGAAATACGCACGAATGAAGCACTTGCAGCCAAGCTGAACCCCACGGGGAAAGCAAGTTTGGCAGCGACGAGTATTGAGTGTGAAAATGGTACGAAACTCCACCTACGTGGTAAAGATGGGTTTATTCGTGGTTTGCACGTTGGTTCAGCAGTGAGTGATGACCTACCTGATGAAAGTAGCATATACAGTTTGGAGCAGCGTGAAAAGTTGCGTGACCTGTTTAAAGGTGCGATTACCCCGATTGTTGAGCCGTATGGCTATAACATCGTAGATGGCACGCCATATCAACAGGACGACTTGTATGCGGACTTAAAGAAAGACCCGAAGTTTATGGTATTTGAGTACCCGGCTATTGACCCGAATGGGCACTTATTAGCACCTGACCGCTTTACGTTTGACAAACTGATGCAGGAAAAAGCCAGTTTGGGAACAATGGTGTTTAGCCGTGAGTATTTGGTTGTCCCTATATCTGACGATAGTACGATTTTCCCGTGGGAAATACTAAAGCGTTCAACCGTGGGTATGGAGCACATACGTTTAGTGGAAAATATTGAAAGTTTTCCTATTAAGCTCCAAAAGGTGGTTATCGGTTGTGACTTTGCAGTATCCGGAAACGTGGGAGCCGATTATACTTGCTATTCGGTTTGGGGAAAAGACGTACAAGGAAATTATTACCTGCTGTATATTTATAGGGAAAAGGGGCTGTCGCATAACGAACAGATACAAAAGATAGCTCAACTTGACAGACTGTTTAAGCCGAACGAAATTGTGGTGGAAAACAATGGTTTCCAAGCAATTTTGGCGGATATGTGTACACAGGCAGGAATTAAGAACATTACACCGTTTACAACGACAGCCGGGAACAAAAAAGATTTGCGTACCGGGTGGGCAAGTTTGGCGGCATTGTTTGAAAGAGGAAGCCTGAAGTGCCCGTACCATCCAGACTGTCAGCCTAAAATTGACCAGATGTTCGGGGAGTTTAATAGTGTAGCGTTTAGAAGTGACAAGGGTACATTAGAAAGTATCAGTGGTCATGACGATACGGTTAGTTCCTCGTATATGGCAATAAACAAATTGAGGGAGACAACCGTGCAAATAAAAGTAGATGCAGTGTAATAGCTATGAATAAGAAAATAGACGCAATATTAAGTCCCAATTTTGTAGAGGAAATGATGCGGTTGGCTTTTGCCAACCGGACATTCGCCAAAATGGTGACGGATAATTTAGACATTAGTAACTTTCCCCGTGAAATGGGTGGTTGCAAAGCCATGCTGAAAGTATTGGCAGACACTCTTAGAGCAGGAGAGGGGCTTGCAACTTATGGGATGGTTGAAATGGCATACCCCGGCAACCAAGATGTCGCTAAGAAGCTAGCTGACGTGAAAGCACTAAAGTTGCCAGAGTTTGAGCCAATGGTCGCCCAACTGGAAACCTTTATCAAGCGGCAGACATTTGTGGCTACACAACGGGAAATATCTGACATGTACAACGAGGGGCGGCAGGAAGAAGCCATGCAGTTACTCGGAAAACGCATGGAAGAAATAAACACATTCTCCCTAACAGATAACAAAGGAAAGTTTACCCGCATATATCGTGACTTTACCCGTAATATCAACAGCATACAAAACAAAGCTGCCGATGAAGTGCGTAGGCAGAAAATTCCTTTTGGAATAACAATGCTTGATGATATAACGGATGGCGGGTTACCCCGACAGGATACGTTACTGATGATAATGCGTTCCGGTGTTGGTAAATCAACCTTTCTCAAGTGGTTGGCATGGTACAATACCTCAATCGCTCACAACCATGTTTTACACGTACAGTTAGAGGGCGGTGAAGAAGAGGCGATTGTTAAGTTTGACCAGATGATTGCGAATACCACCTATGCAAAAGTAATGCGAGGTGACATAGACGATGAAACAAGTAACCGTCTTGCAACCATTATCAAACGGGCTGCAACTGTAAACAGTGATATTGACCTTGTGGCGACAGATAAGATGGTGGACATGACACTGGGCGATTTAGTAGCCACTATTGAAGACTATAAAAGGGAGTACGGATATTACCCCGACTTGTTATGTGTGGACAGTATTGATTTGCTGCTAACAGGCGAAAACAAGAAAATAGACTACGACCCTAGCTTCTTAAAGTATCGCCTACAACGTATTGCCCAAAAGCTAAAGGATATTGCGAAGACTTATGATTGCGTAGTGGCAGCAGTAACACAGACAGGTGATGTGCCATTTGAAATATGGAACGACCCCACACGGGTAATCACCCGTAACAATACCGAGGGCGACCGTACCCTTATCAAACCATTCTCATTCGTGCTTACTGGTAACGTAACCTTAGAGGAAAGCAAACAACGCCTATTGAGAATATTTTGCGATAAGCTACGTAATTATAAGAACGACGGAATTATTATACGCATACCGACCAATTTTGAGAACGGCTTTTTCTACGATATGGGGCGAGCTACAACAGTAGAACAGATACTAGACACTTCCGCCCTTGAAAAGCTAGAAACCCGCCGGGGTAAAAAGGCAAACGGTGAAGACGCCGTGGGTGAACGGAAAGAGCGTGTAGAGGTTGAGCCGGGCGTTTGGGCTACTCGTGTGGTAAAAGAGGGCACAGAACCTAAAACAGCCGAGCAGTTAGATGAAGAAGCAAAGCGCAATTCCCTAAAGGATTATTTAAGCGGTGAGAAAACGGTTAAGCCCAAAGCAGTCCCCAAAAGAAAGAAGCCATGAGGTACGATAAGGATAGAATAATAGAAGAGTTTGCCCTGACACCTTTTGGGGCTAGGGGCTGGCTAACGAATAAGGATATGGAGTGCCCCTTTTGTGGCGGAAGTGGCAAATGGGGCATTATCTTTAACGATAACGGCGTAGCGACATTCCATTGTTGGAAGTGCCCACGAAAAACGACTGTGTGGGAATTTCTTAAAAAGGTGGGGCGCAAAGACCTAGCGAAGATGACCTACACGGTTAAGCCTAGCGAAGTGGACGTGTGCCCTAAATTGGATAATGCAGGTTATCAGGAAACTTCTAAATGGCAACAGGTGCAAAACGATGAGGAAGAGGAGCTGAAACCTGTATCCCTACCGTTGCGCCTGAAACCTCTGTCTAACGACCCGTATTTGGATGGGCGTGGCTTTACCCCTGAACATTATGCAGAATTTGAGCCATCCTACGTTACGAGCGCCCTAGAGCCGAAATTGCATAACTACATAATCTTTAAGATGAAAGTGAATGGGGTGTGCGTGGCATGGTGGGCAAGAAGCCGTAACAGTAAGGAATGGCACGCTGAAAATTTGGCTGCATACAAGCGGCATGAAGCCCCGCTGATGTTGCGTTACCGTAATAGTGAAAACAATTTTCAAGACTTGCTAGGGGGTTGTGATGAAATAGTACCGGGCAAAACTAGCACGGTGATAATAGTGGAAGGAATTTTTGACAAGGTAAATTTGGACAATCTATTGGGATTGCAACATTTGGATGATATAAAATGTTGTTTTACCTTTGGCAACAATATAGGACAGGGGCAGTTAAATACGATGATTAAGAAGCAGGTGAAGACAGTAATACTCTTGTACGACTTTGGCACTATTAACGAAAGCAAAGACACCGCTTTAAAGATGCGTGAAATGTTTGACACTGTATTAGTTACCGCTATACGCAAACCCGGCATAGACCCCGGAAATATTGATTTGGAGTATTTAGAAGAAGTATTAGCAGGGGCGACAGACCCTTTTACCTTTTTCTGCAATAAAGTTGAAATAAAGATATAATGTTATGGAACAGAAAGAAATTAACCGGGTATCTAATCCCAATCAGTTCCTCGTAAATTTACAGTTGGAATATTTAACGCAGCGTTTACGCTCGCTGATTTATTTGGAGGACACCTACGCAAAAGTCGCCGCAGATATAGCCCAAAGGAAGAAGATGAAGATTGCCCAACTGGGGGCAAAGTTTGATGTACCGACTATATTTAGTGGACTTGACGTGGACGAGTTTATAGACACGTATTTTTGGAGTAAGTACGGATTGCCCAATCTTCGTTATAAGGATGCACAACAAAGACGAGTGCAAGGTAATTACGACCGTTGGTATCTCCTATACCGGGGAACTAGCGTGCTATATAAAGGACAGATAGTGGAAGTGACAAGTAACAACCCGGCGAAAGAGGAAGTTGAGATACGTAAAAATGACAGCAAGTTTATAGTCAATTATAATGACATTACATTAATTAAAAACAATTACACATGGATTTAAAAATTGTGAATTTAAGTAACAACGAGTTACCAGAGTACAAAACAGCCGCAGCAGCGGGAATGGATTTAAGAGCTTGGTTACCAGATGGCGCAGTTGTATTGCAACCGATGGAACGCAGAATTATCCCGACAGGTTTACACATGGAAATTCCAGTGGGTTATGAAGGGCAGGTGCGTCCTCGTAGCGGTGCAGCCGTAAAGAAAGGCTTGACTGTTATTAATGCGCCGGGTACGATTGACGCTGATTACCGTGGTGACGTGGGTGTACCTATTATTAACCTGTCAGACGCACCACAAACTATTGAACCGGGTGAACGTATTGCGCAAATCGTTTTCGCTAAACATGAAACAGCAAAATTGATTGCAGTAGAAAAGGTGGAAGATTTGGAAGATACCGAACGTGGTGGCAAAGGATTTGGGCACACTGGTCAAAAATAATTTGGAATTTTCGGGGAAGTGTCTTGGATATTCCAAATCTTCCCCGTACATTTGCAACAGATAAGTAAACAAAAGTATTAATTAAAAGAAAAGAAGATTATGGCAACAAGTGCACTTGCATTACGCATGAAGTACAGAAAGTTAGAAGCCGCTGAATTGCAGGCTATTGTAGACAACGAAAACTCAACCGAGTTGGAAGTAAAAATTGCTAATGAATTTTTGGCAAAGATGGGTGGGGCTGTTGAAGCTGAAACTAAAAAGGTAGCTGAAAAAGCTAAGAAAACCGCTGTGAAAAAGGAAGCAGAGGAAGAAGCTGCTACGGGCAAGAAAGCACCTAAAAAAGCACCGAAGAAGGAAACTACTGACAAGGACGAAAGCATTGAACAGGCTGCAAAGAACCAAGTAGCCGAGTTTGAAAGTGAAGAGCAACTTACACCGGAAGAGAAGAAACGTTTGGCGGCTGCTGAAAAGGAATTTGACGAAAAGCAGAAAAACCGCAAGACACCAAGCAAGTCTGACAAGGCTATGAAAGCCGAGCCGAAAGCTAAAAAGGAGAAAAAAGAACCACGTGAAACAAAACGTCAGAATTTGGACGAAAGTACCGAAGTACCGGGTTTGAAAGTGGGTAGCAAAGTAACCCTTAAAGATGGCGACGAAGTGGGTGAAGTAACCCGTGTTTACCAGTCAGGTGACGGCAAGGAAAAATGTATGGTGAAATTTGGTGATAACAAGCCAATCAAAAAACGTGTTACGGCTGTTGTGCTTGCAGAGGAAGAAGCCCCGAAGAAAGCACCTGCTAAGAAAAAGAAATAAATGGTAGACGGAAGTGCTATTGTTTTAGTTAAAGGTATTTCAGGGAGTGGCAAATCTACACGGGTTTACATGTTCCTGGAATACCTTGAACATATAGGGGCGTCTTTTACCCCGTTTAAGTTTGTGAACATTGAGGGGCACGAACGGGAAGTTGGTATTTACTGTGAGGAAATGAACATGGTGTTCGTTGGCAAGTACTACGAAAACGGCGGGATAAGACGTTGGCAGGGTTATGACAGTGTAACGGGAAGACTACATAAGGCTGAGGGGCTTGTCTACTTCCTAACCAAGATGGCAGAAGCCGGGCACACTGTTGTGATTGATGGGGCGGGTACTACTGCTTCATGGCGATTGCGACCCCTAGAGTTGGCTGCTACCAACGGGATATTAAACATTCTGCATATACGCTACGACTATACTGACGAGCAGTGGGAAGACTACTGCAACCGCATAAAGTACAGGTCGGGAACGTTGCCGAAGAGCGACGCAATGTGGCGCAAGCATGGCACGTTTGGAAGCGATTACAGAAAGGCTGTTGAGGAAGCAAAAGAGGTGAATGAGTTGGGAGCTTGTGTAGAGGTGTATAACCGCCCCTACGACACCCCGGTTTATGATTTGGGGGTTTCCATATTAAAGTTCTTTGGGATGCCAGAATTGGCGGACGATTTTGTAGAATATTGCAAGCAGTCAGACTACTTGCAACGTAACAGTTACGAAAGTTTTGAAAATGGCAAAAATAAGTAATTTTGTCACTAATGACAACTACCTCCACCATCTGTATTGGATAATGGAGCGCATGAACGTATTTTGGCGCAAATACAACGGACAGCCCCAACCGTGGACTGAAGACCCTATATTAAGGGATTTCAAGTTCACTAATGTGTATCGCTGTCTTGATAGAGTGAGCCAGTATTTGCTTCGTCGTGTGATTTACAATGGCAAACAGTACGAGCCGGAAGATATGTTTTTCCGGATATTGGTGTTTAAACACTTTAATAAGTGTGAAACATGGGACGTACTGGAACGTGAACTGGGCGACATAACGCTGGAAGTAGGACTTGAAGAAATTGCCCGTGTGCTTGACGAAATGGTGGCGCAGGGTGAAACAATTTATGGGAGCGCCTACATTGTGAACTGTTGCTTTTACCAGTTGGACGAATATAAGCACATTAAAGGGATGTCCAAGCACCGGGCACACTTTACCATCTTTGAGGACGAAATTTTCCAAAATGGGCACTTATACGACTTTTTAGAGGCGACTAGCTTTGAGGAGTTGTTTAAGCTATTTCGCAGCATGAAAATTTATGGCGACTTTACTGCACAACAGTATTGCATAGACCTCAATTATTCCCCGCTGTTTAATTTTACCGAAAATGATTTTGTAATAACCGGACCGGGAAGTCTTAAAGGGCTGAACTGGATTATGGAAGGAGCAAGTGGTAAGAAGTACGACTATGTGGGTGCGATTAAGTGGCTGCAAGAACATTTTGAAGAAAATGTTGCGATATTGGCTGACGAGTTGGGTATGCAGTGGCGTCCACTACCGTGGGAACCAGTGCCGACCTTAACGAACTATCAGAATTGCCTATGTGAAACGTCTAAGTTTGCGAAAGGTTTGGGACATACATTTAAAGCGGGTAAAGCAGAACGTATAAAGCATACATACGAGCAAAGCCCGAAAAAGCTGGAGTTTGTGTTCCCACCTAAATGGAATGCAAAGATGCCGAAACCGGGCGAAGTAATAATTGATTAAATTGTGTAACTATGTTTATTGAAAGCGAAAATTTAAGCTCGGCTTTGATTGCAGTATGTAATCAACTGTTGGAAAAAGGTGTGCCAACAGTGCGCCGGGGGTTTGAGTGTACAGAGTTTCCGGGGGCAGTTATGATTTGCATAACCAACCCGACTGACCGTTATGTGCGTGTACCGGAACGTAAATGGAATAAGACACTGGGGTGGATTGAAAGTTTATGGCTAGCCCGTGGCGACAATTCCCTTGCGATGCCTGTTTCCTACGTTAAGAATTTGGCAAATTTTTCAGATGACGGGAAATATATGCGAGCCGGATACGGACCGAGGATACGCCGTTATGGTGACAATGAACGCCCGATGACAACACTGGAAAACGGCGTGTTGTTGCGCCAGTACAAAAACGGTAAGACGGCTGACGGTTTGGGCGCATTAAAGAAGCCGAGCAAGTACCAGAACGTGACCGACCAGTTACGTTTTGTGATTGAGAAGTTTAAGCAGGATATTGACACCCGTGAAGCGGTGATAACTATACCCGACCCGATTGCTGATGACTTTAACGGTGTGGCAGGTTCGGACGCTAGCCCGATACTACCTACTAAGGACACACCTTGCACCCGTTCCATTCATTTTATGATAGTGGACGGTAAAATGAACTGCTACGTGGATATGCGGAGTAACGACATTATTTGGGGCTTTAGTGCCGTGAATGTGTTTAACTTTACATTGATGCAGGAATATGTGGCTGGAATTGTAGGTGTACCCGTGGGCAAGTATTACCATAAGGCGGACAATTTGCACGTCTATAAGGACTTTTTGCCTATGGTCAAGGAAATAGCCCGACACTACGAAAATTATTTCAACAGCGGAATAAATTTCACCTATACACCTACATATAAGTCGCTAGCTGATTTTGATGATATGGTAGACAAACTTACTCAATTTGAGGAAGCGTGCCGCACATGCGCCGCACCTGCTGAACAGCTTTACACCTGCATTGGCACAGAAATTACCGACCCTCTTTTCCAGGACTGGGCACGGGTTATCTGGCGGTATTGGTCAAAACAGCCGTGTGAGTTTACGAACCCTTTGCTGAACGAGATATTTAACGTATAAGTTTAAAGTTATGGGAAAATCGGTTATATTATTTGAATTTGAAACAGAAACGGAACCTACTGAAAATCCAAAATTTTCTGTTCCGGTTAAGGTACATAGAACCATTAAGGTTGATGGAAAAGTAATTTTTGACAAACACCAATCTTTTGAAGAGTACCACCAAGAAAAGTCTGTTATAAAGGACTTTATTCAGTTTGTTTCTGCTAATAAAGAATGACGTT